GGCGGTTTTGGTTCTGGTGTTGCGGTTGCTCTGTCGTAACCGAATATGGATGCAACAGCAGCGTCAATCTTTCGACGTGAGGAAGCCTTGCTAACCATAACTCCACGAGATGATTGTTTGGTGACGCAGTTGGCAATGTGGCGAGCAAGTCGTTCGTCTCCGTCGTGCGTAAAGCTCTGATTAAGGACGGCCTCGTAAAAACGCTGTGTGGCTGGAACCATATTCTGCGCAGAGTTTGGGTAAGCAACAACTGGCAACCCTTCTTCATCTAAGACCATAAATGTTCTTTGCCAACGCGCTGGATCAAATACAATCTCGCGCACTGCAAAGTTTGAATTTCTATAAGTTGAAATAATTGTTTGTTCAACTTCAGCAACAGGAACGTGCCAGGTATTGTCAGCGTCATCTGGCTTTTCCCAAAGACCTACGACCATTAAATGTGGTTTTTCGCCACCAAGTAGCCAAGCAACTAAAGCGGTGGAGTCATTAGAAAACGCACCGTCAAATGCAAGGATGACTTCCTCACCTGGCTCTGGAGTGCGCTCTTTATCTTCTAACACTTCCCAAGTGCCGGTGGGCAACCAAGCCGTTGCAGTTGATGTCCAAATGTTTAGGCGTTTAGTTTTGAACTCTGCCTCTGGTGTTCGCAATACAGCCGACGCAAAATCATCAGCGGCGCAAATATCACCATAACCAGGGTTTGCTAATTGCCACGCTTCTTCACTTCGGTAATCTAACTTTTCATCGCCTTCATACCAAGCAAAGAAAAATGATGGATCATCAAGTTCGCCGTTAGCAATGCGCTTGCCGTAATTGTAAAGCTCATAACAAAGTGAATCTTTACCGCTTGAATCTGTTTTAACTCCAGCGGTTGTAATTGCTACCAACATTGGCTCTTGCCTTGCACCCATTGCAAGTGACATTACGTCAAAGAGTTCACGATTTGGTTGTGCGTGCAACTCGTCAAAGGCTACAAAGGTTGGAGATAAACCCTCTTTGGTAAATGCCTCAGCCGACAGCGCCCGATAAGTCGTGCCTGTCTTTGGATTGTAAATCGCATCGCGGTAAACATCCAAGAATTGCAACTCAGGCTCTAGGCGAATCATCTCTTTGGCGGTGCCAAATACAATTTTTGCCTGATCGCGGTCGGCAGCGCAAGAATAAATCTCGCCACCTGACGGGCCTAAAACTAAATGCTCTAAAGCAATTGCAGATAGCCACGCTGATTTGCCTTGCTTGCGCGGTAGTCCTATCAAAGCAATCTTGTGCTTCAGTAATCCGTTTTCTTTTACTGCAAACAAATTACGGGTTAGCTCGCGTTGCCAGTCTCTAAAGATTAAAGGCTCGCCTGCGTGACCTGCAACTGAATCTTTTGTAATTCGACATAAAGCCTCAGTAAATTCAATAACTTCATCGCCGCGACTTTTTGCATATTCAGCTTTGCTAATTTTACTTAAATACTTTGGCGGCCATCCCCCAATGGCTGCCATCAGTCAGTTCGTTTCTGCCTGCGGGCAATCAATTGGTCAAGAGCGCTTTGTTTTTGCACTTCAGCGACTCCTAACTTAGTTCGTGAAACTGGATCAAAACCTATGGCAGAAAGCATAGATACTATTTGAGATTCTAATGAACGCAAGGCTACACGGTCACGCCAGTCGCTACCTTTTAAAACTTGAAGGCGAAGGGCGGTGCGCTCATCCATAGATTCGCAAAGCAAGATGACTACTTCCAAATCTGATGCTGGACTAATCCAGCTCTTGCCCTCATCCCAAATGCGATTCCAAAGTTTTAATCCTTCGGGGCCGAGTGGCCGTGGCGGTGGCGGTGGCTCTATGGCCATTGGCAGTGCCACCACGTTTCTTAACTCTGGCAGTGGCCGCTTGCCTGGGTTGCCAATCTTTCGTTTTAACTCGTTAGGCTTTGGCGGATTCGGCATTTTCTACCAGCACTGCTTTCTCGCCCGTCAATGTTTCCCATCGCTTGATGATGACATCGCAATACTTAGGGTCTAGCTCCATCATATAACAAATGCGTTCTATTTGTTCAGCCGCAATAAGAGTAGAACCAGAACCGCCAAATAAATCTATAATTATTTGATTTTTATGACTTGCGTGCCTTATTGCACGTTCACATAATTCTACAGGCTTTGCTGTAGCGTGGTCTTTATTTCTACCTAATTGTCTTTGAATATGCCAAACATCTTGATATTCATTATCACCTTGATGTGAATCAATTTCTGGCTTACCTTTTTTGCAAACATTAACAACCTCGTAAGTATATTGATAATCACTTCCAAGACCGTGAACAACTTTATCCCAAATAATTATATTTGAAACTTTAAAATATTTTTGCAATAGTGGTATTAGTTCGTGATTTCTTTTCCATCCAAATGTAATATAACTTACTGAATTTATTTCTGTGCAATAATCTAAAGCATAAACTATTTTTGGTAAAAACTCAGCCCATTCTTCTTCTGAAAAATTATCATCAAAAAAATGGTTCAACCAGGTTGAACCAGCATTAGTTTTAGATGACATTCCAGTATTGTATGGTGGGTCAGTAAAAGCCATAATTGCTTTTTGATTTAACGTTAATTTATCTATTTGTTTTATATCAGTGCTATCACCGCACATAAGTCGATGGCGACCAAGTTGCCAGATGTCGCCGAGCTTTGTTACAGGCTCAACTGGTGGTTCTGGTATTTCATCTTCATCAATTTCTTTTGGCAGTTGCTCGCTTTCAATCTTTGCAACCAATTCTGCAACCGCATCATCAGACCAACCAGCATCGCGGACAAACTCAGGCACTACTGCATGGACTTCTTCAATTAGATCAATCAAAGCCTGTTCGTCATAGCTGCCGAGTTCGACGGTGCGGTTATCTGCTAGCGCGTAGGCTTTGGCGGTCACATCATCGTCACCGACAAATGCGACTGCGATTTCGCTCCAGCCTAATTTCTTTGCGGCTTGCCAAGTGTGATTGCCAGCGATGATTGTTCCATCATCCTTGCGAGCCACGATTGGTTTGCGCTGACCAAAACGCTCCAGCGATTTCGCCACCGCATCCACGTCACCTTTGCGTGGATTGCCAGGCAAAGCCTTTAAGTTTTCAATTGGCGTGGCCAATGAACGCAGGCTTTCTATTATCATTTTTTATCCCCGATTTCTTTATTTTTTTTTAAATCTGAAAACATCTGAACTGCGACAATGTGCGGAGTCAGGGCGTCGGGGTTTATACCGCGCACGCGTGTGCAGAAAAATAGGGGTACGGAGAGATGCCACGGGGGGTATCTGCGCTATTCCAAACCTTTGCGCGAATTACATCTGCGACATAACACTTGCAAGTTGCTTGGTTCTAATCTTGGTCCGCCATCGGCAAGTGGAATGATGTGATCAACAGTTAAATCTTTTGTTGTTCCACATTGTTTGCAATAAGGATGAGCCTCACGCATTGCACGCGATAGCTTGGCCCACTGGTAATCATAACCACGGTCAACTCGTCTTGGTCTGTTGCGCTCTGCCACCCGCCTGCAATTTATACATCTGCTTGCATTGCGAATAATTACTCCACAACCTGCGCAAGGTCTAGGAAGTAATCCCATCATTCCTCACTAAGTATTCAATCGCCATTGCTAAATGGTCTGGATTATCTTTGAAGAAAGCAATTCCTGAATTACATTTATGACACAACAACCCACGAACTTTATGTGTTGTATAACTGTGGTCAACATATAATCCCCTTACAGCTTCCTCAGCATTGAGGCCACAGATAGCGCACGAATAGTTTTGCGCTTTGAGATACGCTTGATATTCATCTTCCGGCAAACGAGCAATAGCACGATGAATAACGCGACAAGGTTTGCAAATAGTGTGACGTTTATTTTGCGCCTTTAATCTAAACGGAAATTCAGTTTCTACTTTTGGTTCTTTGCAAATACGGCAGACAATGACTTCATTGATCTTCCGTTTCTTCGTCGTCAAATTCATCCTCGGTTTCTAAGCCAAGAGATGCAAGCCGATCGTTCTTTGGCAGTGATAAGAACATTGATAGCGTTGAACTTACTGCTCTGTTGAGTAGTGATTCAATCGCATCAAAGTGCATATCTGCATCAGTGGTCATCTCGCACTCAACTTCACCAATGCTGATTGTTATGTTTAGCATCGCTTCTCCAATCGCGTATCTAATAAATCATCAATAAAGTTATTTACGATGTCGCGTTGGCGTTGAGAGTAGTCTGGGTTTTTTAATGTTTCTGAAGCGTGTTGCAAGGCTTCATCTATCTCACTTAGCGTCTCGGCATCTATGGGGACACCCGCGCCTGATAGCGCTAGTGTATCACAGGACTGTGACAAATCAGGCAGTTTGGACATTTCTCACCTTGAGGATTGCAGCCAAATCATAGGTTGCGCCTCGCTTTTCAATGTCGTGTTTTTTGATCAGTCGATAAATCTCGCGCTCGGTAGTTTGCAGCCAAAGAGCAATCGCCTCAACATCAAGGAAGAATCTACGCTTTGGGTTGTTCACTGCCAATGCCACCAATCTTAAAACTGTCCAGGTCTGTTTACATCCGATGCAAGAAACATCCCTAGTGAATTGCTCAACATCAATGACAACAAACTTGTTGCAG